TGCTATTATCCGTTGTTGCGGGAGTTGGTGCGGTAGGCGTTCCAGTAAGAGCAGGACTTGCTAACGGTGCATATGTTGCGGTTATATCGTTTCCTGCGCCATCTTTCACCGCACCATTTACTGTTGCCGCTGCTGTGATATATCCGGCATCGTTGGTCAATGTGCTGACCTGTGTTGGAATCAGCGCATCAGTCTCCTCTTTGGTGTAGTAGTCTGAAAGGTCTCGCCCTTCCTGTTCCTTGATAAACTGTATCTCATCCCACGCTACATCAAAGTTGTTCATAATGTAGTCAAGAACGCCATCATTTCGTGCGTTTGTAAATGGGGTGTTTTTACCATATGCACCAGCACGTATTATGTTATCGTTCTCATCCCTTATTTCACCAAATTGAAAGGCTTGTGGTCGCATATCTTCACCCCTTTATGTGATGTTTTTTGTGTTTAGGATAATTCCACTACCAGCATGGGAATATCCGTGTGGAGTAGCACCACCACCATGATTCATAAATCCTGTGTATATGCTAACTCTCTTTTCTAAATACATACCAGTACCGAAAACCACGCCATATAAAACATCATACAATTCATAATCGTGGCGAGCATCTTTATGCCTCGCAATTTTATTAACACTTGAATTTATTACCACAGAATGATTTACGGTTTCGTAACTACCAATATGGTATGTTTCAGGGGATTCATCAAATCTCATCAAAACCCCACCACTTGAGCAGTTACTAAAAACACTATATGTGCCGCTTACGTCTAATGTGTAAAAATCACTGTCAAAAATCTTTGTGCCGCTTGCGTTAAAGATTTCTAATCCACTGTTTGTTCCACCGCTACTCGGTACATATCCATATATGTCAATCAGATAATCCTCTTTATATACATTATTATCAGCTACATTGCCAAACAAAGTAACTTGATACTTTTTAGACGAAACAAAACCACCTAATACAACCACGTTTGCGTGTTGTCTTTTGGCTCTAACCGAAACCATAATTTCATTACTGTTTAAATCAAATTGTTGTATGCAATAGCCGTCAAGTATGTATTGGTTTTCTATATATCCTGAAATAAAACGATAATCTTCTGCTGGGCAGGTATAACGCTCGGTAGTGATGGAGAGTGTGCGTGTTTTTGCCAATCTTGCTACGCTGTCATCAATCGTAACTCGTCCGTTATTGTTAATAACCTCTGCATATCTTGCCATTTAATACACCCCATACATAAACGTCAAATTTCGTCTTTGAACAGCGGTAGTAAGAGGAATTGTAAAATCCCATGATATACTCCCATTTGCCACCGAAAAAAGCGGTATAATTCCATCCGCAGGAGCATACGTTACTACCACCCACGTTCTGCCAGCGATAATTCCGCTATTGGATATTGAACCGTTTTCTGTTCCTGTTTCCCCTGTTCCCAGCACATATGTTGTCGCGTTCGACAAATCAAAAATCAACTGTCCGCTGGCATTAAAAATCTGCAAACCTTGCGCCATTTCTTTATCCCTCTTTTTCTTGCGATAAAAGAAAACAGCGGCAACCACCACGATTACCGCTATAACGATATAAACAATCATTACCATACCCCCAAGCGTACCCTCAAGACGTTGTTGGCATCATATACACGGATAACGGAACTGGTGACTTCAAGTCTTGCACCGCTTGTAGCCGTCCGCAGTGTACCAATAGTAGCGCAGATTGCAGATAAGCTTGTCACGCTCATTTTGTCAGCCGTTACCGCACCAGCTTGAATCATGCCCCTTGCAATCACGTTGTTGTCAAATACCGTGTTGCCTGTGATATGGATATACTTGCCATCAATCTTGATTGTTTCAGGACTCATATTGATTTTGCTGATTACTTGGTCATTCCGCACACGCAATTCAATATTGCTGGACATCTGCGCTATAGCAGAATAGTTCTGTATAGCTTTGGTAGTGTTATTCAGATTGCCAACAATCGTGGTAACAGAATTTGCATTTTGGTTAATGCGTGACAGCATCGTTTCATTCTGTCCGTCCTGATATGTCTTATTTGACGCAACCGTACTGCTGATGTTCGTGGACGTAACTTGTAGCTGTGAGATATTTTGCGTAAAGGTACTATTCTGTGCATCCTGCGAAACCTTGTTGCTTGCCACGGTAGCAGTGATGTTTCCGTCAGCAACTTTTAAATCAGTAATGTCCTGATTAATTTTCAGCAGTTCCCCAACACTTGCTTCTGCATCTGCCACCGCATTTTTTATCTGTCTGTCCATTTTATCAAGTGACAGCGATTCAGCTTGTATCAAGGCTGGGTCAATATACACAAGTACCGTTACCCTTGCTTCGGCACTCCAAGTACCTCGTCCAAAATAATCGACAAAGCAATACTTGACATCATAGATTCCGGCGTCACAACTGTGTGTAATTGAAGCGTTTGGTGAATGTATAATTTCGTATCCAGTACTGCCGTCAATGTAAACGTCTACACTTGAGCAATCGGCAGGAATCGCATCCATAGCCACACTGAAACCGCCTATTAACGCTTTCAGTACTGGCACATTAGGTTGTTTAGGTACTGGCTTGTAATAATCAAGTATCGCTGGCGCACTATACTTGCCAACTGGGGAACGTGCGAAAATGTAAACTCTACCTCTGCGCTCTGTAAGCGTTATTGCCGCTGATAATCCAGTGGTTCTTGCCAACAAGTTTTGCGATTCAACACCGGCCTGTGTATCTTTACGGATTTCATAGAACGCTATATCAGAATTTGTTACCTCATTCCAGCTAACGGTGCAAATATCAGTAAATGCTATTTTTGCATTATCCGGAGTGTTTGGTGTTTCCGTTTTTAGCGCCACCAGGATGGTAGTATAAGGCGCGAAGTCGGGTGATGTCACCGCACCCCATATGTCTTTTGTAGCAACGGCGATCTTGTAGGTATCACCTACGATAGCCTGTGGAATAACAACGCTGTTTTTCCCTTTGCCGCCAAAAATCCATTCACCTTGATAACCTAACTCATCGGCAGAAACGCCCTCTACAACATTCAAGTGATGCGCCTGTACGTGGTTTGTCTTATACCACACCTCGCCTTCTAAATAGCTTTGCAGGTTCGGTGGCGTCCAGCTCACAACGATGTCATACCTGGCCACGCCGTCCCGGATCTGCCGATATCTGTTATATGCCAGAATGTTGGTTACCGGCGGAATGTAATATGGCTGAATCGTGTATTCATACGCCAGCACATCCGCCATGCTCTGTTCATTAGCCCCAAAAATATTGTAGCTGCAGAATTTGAGCCAGATTTTCTTGCCGACGTCTTCCTTGTAAAACGGTATCTTCAATATCCGTTCATCGCAGCGCACCAACGTGCTGCCGGAACTGTGGGACACCGCCTGCGTGTTGTACTGTCCACGGATCAGGCCGTCAAGCCGGTAATGTCCGTTCGGTAACAGCGTGGCCGTCTGATAGCTGAGGCACTCGCCGTCAATCCACATCAGCGTATTGCCGCGCTGTGCATCCTGCAGCGTGCCGGAAAGCATCGTACCATTGATGGCCACTTCCAAGCTGGTGCCGGATTTCGTCAGCCCATTGGCCAGCGTACCTATCTTGGCATTGTTTGCAATCTGCCCTGCCCGGCGGTAATGTTCGTTATCATCGGATACATAGACCGTGCAGCCGCCCCAGTTACTGGTCAGACCTTTGGCAGCCAGCCACACTTCCAGTCCGTTCTGCGTTAAATCCGCGGGAGGCTGGAAAATGACCGGAGGCGCTACGTTTCCGGGCGGTACGTTGAAATCTATAAACGGGCGGTCCACATCATGCACATCGTATTCAGCCGCGCCGTAGTTTGCTGTGAACCAGGAAATGGCGGTAAAGGTCAGCAGGCCTTTTTCATCCTCCTGTACCCGGGTGATCATGACGGGCTGGTTGGAGATGCCGGAGGCCTCGTCCGTGATCCGCACCAGGTCGCCCGGTTCCAGCCGGCAGAATGCCCAGTCTAATTTGAATGTGTACTGGTTCCGGCCAACCTTGCTGCGCCGTGCAGCGGCTTCCGCAATCTTAACCGCCCGGTCTTTGGTATAGATGTACCGTGCGTTAATCGTGGGAGCCTGTTTGACGCCCCGTTCCGCAATATCCGTCACATCCTCATAGGTGACGGACTCTTTTTCGTAACCGCTGGCACGGTTCAAAAATTCTACCGTCCACCGGTTGTACTGTTCAGAGGTGTCCTTCCGGGACCATACGACGCAGGAGCCGTTTTGTGGCTGGAAGTCGTCCGTCGTCAGATCATATCTTATCGTTTTGTCCGGAGTCCAGCCGCCGATCGGTCGGTCGGCCAGCGGCACGATTTTATATGTATCATTGCTGGCGAATATGTAAGCGCCGCAAAGTTCCGCGATCTCATTGACGATTTTCTGCGCCTCTTCCGTGCCGCTCGCGTCTGCCGGTGTCGAAATCAGCAGATCCGCATTGTCGCAGAAGCTCTGGAAATTGGCCGCGCCCTTAATCTCCACTCCGCCCTGGCCAACCTTGGACAGCACATACTGGATATAATCCAGCGGGTTGACGTCGATGCCGTCACCAGTGGAAAGCAGCTTGCCCTTGACCTCAAAGTTATAGGACGGAAGGCCCGCGGAATCTCCCAGGTCAACGACGCCGGCCATGTACGCCAGATTCTCATAGGCCATTGCCTTTTCCGGATGCTTTCCTACGACATACGCCCAGGGCTGCTGATTTGCAGTTCCTCTAAATAGCGTCAGCTGCAGCTGGTCATCCGGGTAATATAACAGGTCCTTGTTCTTCCATACACGGCCTATGCCATTAATAGGCCCTTCACATAAGCCGATGATAATGGCCACGCTGTAAGTGTAGGTTATGTTGGTATTGGTGCTTCCGCCGCCTTTGCCGGTCTCCACCGTCTCAGCGTGTTCGTGAGCGGTAAAATCATCATAATAGATGACGTTGCCGGAAATACGGGTGGTGCCCAGTATCTCCATAACAGGAGCGCCATATTCAGCTGTATTGACCGAAAAATTACTGATTTTGTCAGCCCGCGTTACCGTGTGCTGGCTGTGTCCAAATAAGCCCATATGTTATCCCTCGTAACGATAAATACCGCGCAGCCGGCTGCGGCCTTTCTTATCCAAAAACATAACGTCATCCAAATTGCTGAGTATCACGCCCTGGCCGACCATGGAGTGACAGACCATGCCGTCGCCAATGTACACGGCTGCATGGCTGACGCACCGGCCGAACTGGTATACCAGGAAATCACCCGGCTGCATCTCCTCCACCCGCTGGCAGTATGCTTCGATATAACCCAGCATCTTTTCTTCGCTATGGTGCAGGTGCCATTCGTTGCTGTACGGCTCAATCTCTACCTTGTATTTGTGCATCAGGCCCGCGTCTTCCACGGCAGCCATGCACAGCAGGGCGCAATCAACGCCTACGCCTTTGACCTTGCCCATGTTCATGTGCGGAGTGCCCAGCCACTTTTTCGCAGCCTCTGCAATCTTTTTCCCTTCTTCCGGTGTGATCACAGCAGCACCTCCCGGCGCGGAACAAACGGAGCTATCAGCGTGGTGTCTGTCGTGTCCGTGCTGGCCGTGATCGTCCCGCTCTGCGTTGTGCTGTAGGCCCCCTGCGGATAATATTTCCGCCGTGGGAACTCCTGCGACAGCCCCTGCGTCTTACTCTTGACGGTCAGCTCCAGCTTGATACCGCCGCTGCTTTTGATTTCCACATCGCCGCCGAACAGGCTGATGGTACCGATGACGGATGCGGATGGCAGGTCACCGGACGTCCGGAAGAACGCCCGTTTCAGGTACAGCTTCGCACCGTCCAGCACACCGGAATGAGCAACCGCCATAACAGGAGTGCTTTCTATCATATCCGCTGCATGGTCCCGGTCTGTGTAGATGGTCACGCCCAGCGTGTCTACCGTTACCTGGCTCTGGAGACTGATACTCTGCCGCCGGATCAGTAATGCGTCGTGCCGGTACGTGTGATTATTCAACACAATATCGCAGTCCGCATTTGTGTATCGGTAGGTATTCCCGTTGGCCAGTACCAGCTCGAATAAATCGGCCGATGTAAAATTCTTTTCTGTATTCAGATGTGCCGCTAACTCTTCACTTACATCTTTCATGGCTTATCTCCAGCTTTCAAACTTGATTGTCCCGCTCTGCTTAAAATTATAGAAAACATGGTCGATGGAAATACCGTCCGCGGGAATGTGCACCTTCCAGTAATATCTGTAGTCAGCCGTTACAACAGCACCGGACGGCAGCGCATTTCTAAACGTGACCGCCCCGCCGTTTACCGTATATGCGCTGGATGCCTGCAGCGTACCGTCTACATAGACCTTGAGCTGGTCAACATAATCCACAGCCTCTATATAGTCCCCGAGCTTCATAACGCATTGATAGGTTCGCCCGGAGATATTAGGTAACTGTATCCCGGTCTCCTGATAATCCTCCGGATCCAGCCAGTAAAAAGGCTCATGGGCGCCCCGTAAGAGCGCCACAAAACCCATGATCTCCCTGTAATCCGCATCCGTCAGCCAGGCGTATTTGATGCTGATGCTCCAGGACGGCAAAAGCTGGTTTGTGTTGGACCGCATCCGACCGCTGCCGGATTTTTCCACCGTCGTATTCCATTTTTGACTTTTAGATGACCGGATTGCTATACCAGTCATTACCGGCCAAATTTTCACCGCCATTTTTACCACACTCCTACACTCGAAGAGAACCGCCGGTCATCTTCAAACAACGCCTGCTTAATCCTGTCTAAGCCGCCACGGTCCAAGAAGTCAGCAAAGCTGGCGGCATCCACAGCAGACACTTGCAGATTAACCGCCGGAACGACTTCCTGGCCGACGGCGCTGCCGTGCTCCGAATCACCCCTGCCAGCACTCACCAAACCGCCACCTGCATACGATACGGAGGCGCCGTGGTTCATTGCGTCCAGCAGAGGCGTGCCGATTCTGTTGACGGCGGCGGCGCTCATTACATATTCACCATTAGACAACCTTGCCGGGATACTGTCACTGGTCCCCGTTCCGGGGCCGCTGATATATCCGCCTGTCGCGGCCTTAATACCGAACAGCGTCTCATTAGCTGCCTGCGCCGCTGCGCGGCTGTTCCCAAGGCCGAACGCCATGTACATCAAATAGATGCCTACCCAGCGGGATATAATCTGAGCTGCATTCTGCAGCAGGCTCTTAATGAAATCCGAGAATGCTTCTTTTGCGGACTTCTGTCCGGTAATAATATCAGCGATGCAGTCACCGAATTTACCGCCTACATCCTTAGCATAATCTGTTACAACATCATGCCAGTTTTTAGCCGAAGCGATGCCCCTGTTGTTGGCTTCATTGGCCACGCCGATAGCGTTTTCATAATTCATGGCGAAGCCCTGTAAGGCTACGTTCTTCTCATCCAATTCAGCGGACAAATCCGCAGGAGACATGGCGAGAAGCTTAGAAAATACGCCAGCCCCTATGGATTCATCTCCGCCTACACCGACACCACCGGTCGAGCCTCCGGAAGCAAAACCGGATACCCTTCCGGAATTGACCGCATTCAAAAAACCTGTACCCACAGAGCTGACCGCGCCGGCAGAGACAACGTACTCGCCGTTGGACAGCATCGCCGGGACGCTGTCACTGGTTCCGGATCCGGGGCCATGAACCCGACCGCCGCTTGCATATCCACGAACCACACCGCCAGCAGCAAAACCGAATGACGGTAAGCTGATGGACGGCAGAGAATTTTTCAGATCATTAAATTTCTGTTTTACCGTCTCCACCATATTTTTGATGGAGTCGATTATCCCCTGAGCGCCACTCCGCAGCCGTTCGACCAGATTATCCCAGGCGGATGTCAGGTGACCGATTGGGTCTTTCAGCCATTCAATTACCTGCCCTTGTTTTTCTGCGCTGACGCCAAAGATGTCCATAATAGACTTAGCTGCCCCGATCGGGTCAACCAGCGCCCATATCACTACGGCAAGTGCAGCACCTGCCGCGATAAACGGAGCCAACGGAGCTACCGCAGCGATACCCGCCGCAGCCATGGCTACAAGTCCGGGAACCATAGCACCAATAATAGCACCGGCAACCGCGACAATCGCCGGCTGCAATTCCGGTGGAATCAGTGTTTTTAAGACATCACCGATGCCGCCGCCCTGCTGGATTACCTGGTTTACTTTGTCCACCTGTGCAGCCAGCCCGGACAGAACCCCGGCCAGGTTTAAACTCTCCGATATTTTTGTACCGGCGGAGATGGCTGCCATCTCCAGACCGTCCATCAGGTTACTGAAAGAGCCGGTAACCGTTTTGGACTGCTTCTCCATCATGCCGCCGAACTTCTCGTTCATGCCGGAAACGAGATTCGCAACGCCGGTCTGGGCGTCGACCTGGCGCTTGGTTACCATGTCCATGGCTCCGGCCACGTCAGTGCCTAATGTTTTTGCCAATATCTGCCATGCAGGAATACCGGCTTCAGTCAGCTGGCGCATCTCTTCTGCCTGGACCGTACCCTTGGCGTACATCTGGCCCAGTGCGGTAGTTACCCTGGCAATTTTATCCTGCCCGCCACCAACCGCAGCCACGGCATTACCTACCGCCGTCAGTGTAGGGATTACGTTTTTAGCTTCGATGCCGTAGGCCATCATCTGCTGGGCGGATTCCGTCAGGCCTTTAAATTCAAACGGCGTGCGCGCTGCAAAATTCTGTAAATCTTTAATAAAGGCGCCGGCTTTTTCTGCGCTACCCAGCATGGTCGTAAACGCGACCCGGGTATTTTCCATATCGCTGGCCAGCTTCACGGCATATACGCCTAACCCGCCCAGAGCTGCACCCGCAGCAGCTACGCCCCCGACAATACCTTTAGACAGATCGAGTGCCGGGCCGCCGAACGCACTGTTCAGCTGGCGCTTAGTCGCATTAAGCTTTTTCTGTAATTCACTGGTGTCCGCGCCAATTCTAACCAGCAAGTCAGCTATTGTCTGAGACATATTTCTTCACCCTCTCACGTTGCGCCGGAGTCAATTCGTTCTCGAACTCTGCCCGCTTCCTCTTAAACTCTACTACATCCTCATCCGGAGGCAGGACCTGTTCCAGTAGCCTTTTCACAGAGACCTGCGACCCTTGTTTTAAGTGTATATTCATGAGATTGGCGACCATTGTGAACTGCTCGCGCAATCTTAGTTTCCGTCGTTCTTCCCAGCCATCAATCAGCTGTTCCAGCTCACCGATGGTCAGCTTTTCAAACTGTTCCGGCAGCAGGTGCAGTACGCCGTAGGCCATCCGCTCTGCAAACCGGACATAATCATTCCACACCGGGGCCTTCTTCTGCCCCGTTACGCGTTTTTTGGCGCATTCCTCTTTTCCTCCTGCGCCTTCATCCATTCCTTGTCCTCTTCCGTCATTTCCTCCGGAAACGTCAGGAAGTACATTTCTTTTCCAAAAAACTTGGACGCAATGATGGCCTTGGCCACCAGCGTCTGGATATCTGCGATAGAATCTACCTTCCCGGAATCCAGCAGCTCCTGTATCCGGTTCCCGTACCACTGGGCGTCGTGATAGCCGTATTGCCGCAGGCCTTCCGCCAGCAGCTCACAGATCAGCGCCACATCAAAAGAACGGGTCAAGCTGAGCAGCTCACCGATAGGAGTCTTCATTTTTTCCTGGATCCGGCTGTAGGAATTAATACTCAGCTTAATTTCCTGGCCTTCGCCAAAATAGTCACACGGTACTGAATTTCTCAAGATAATCCTCCTCCTAATAAAAAAGGTGCGGCTTTTTCACCGCACCCCTGTTTTCTTTTAGCCGTTGCTGGCCGCGGGCGTGATCTCAGAGATAGGACCGTTGCCGTTGATGGTACCGGATACGGTAACCACATCGTCATGCGGAGCCTTTACACTGAAATTCGTTACGGAGCCGTAACCCGTCTGGTAAGAGCCGTCAGCGTATTCATATTTAAAGAACTGCGCCGCACCGCTGCGGAAGGCAGCCTGCAATGCAGATACGCCTGCGTCGCTCATAATGTAAACGGATTCCAGATCAATAGACCAGGACTTTAAGCCCTGAATCGTAACTTTCCAGCCACCGCTCGTTTTATGAGACGCATCAATCTCATCGGCTTCCTGATTCAAGTCGCCGCTGCGCTGACCGCCGATCAGCGTCCAGGTCGGATTCTCTTCCGTCCCATCGGTCGCCATATACAGCAGTACGCTTTTGCCGGCCATTGCATCACTTGCCACATTGGATCCAGTAAATGCCATGCTATATTCCCCCTTTATGTAATGTCTTGTACGGTCACTTTGATGGTCAAGGTACCACCATAGCCGTACATATCCTCTTCATACGTTTCATAACTATCGATTCCGCCATCCACGACCTCCCAGTGATCCGCAGCCATATCAATAATGGTCGAATCGTCATTCAGGATATCGCAAATGGTTTCCCCGATACTGTCAACTTCCGCCTTGCCACGATAATCCGAAAAGATATGCAGCTCAAGCGTGCAGCGCAGAACCTTCCCCGCTTTTTCCCTGGTCTCGTTACTGGTCACATTACCGATAACGATATATGGCAGCGCAATACTGTCATCCACATGATCAGTGATCGGGGTGTTCTGGATGTGCGCGCTCAGCAACCGATATATCGCGGAAGCCAGCGCATTATTTGGTAATCGTCTCACGGTTTCACCGCCTTTTTAATATCTGATATTATCCCGGCGACATTTGCATCATAGGCCGGCTTCATAAAAGGCCGGGGCCTCCGCCGCGGAATCATGGCCCATCTTGTATAGCGGACCAGGCCGCGCGCAACAATACGCAGAACCTTTTTATTTTTAGGTTTAGCGACGGATGTTTTCACGCCGTTCTCAATCAGGTGCGCATGAGGCGCCATAGCCTTCACAAGTCCGGTACAGTTTTTCCGTTTAAAGCTGGTCCTGATAGACCGACGCAGGGAACCGGTATTCCGGGCCACCTTGCGCCTCGCGTCGCTTCCGGTTCGTTTTGTACCGGCTGCGATTGCGTTTTCCACTTTCAAGCGGGTCGCCCCATCATAAAAGGAAATCTGACGCAACGCCTTATTCAGACTTGTATGGTCAACCTGCGCATAAAAAGTGTATGCCATGCTATGCACCACGCTTCCGGAGCAGTTTCAAACCAAGAATGTCATAATCGGTCTGACTATCGTCGATAGCGATTACTTCATACGTCTTACCGTCCGTACAAACGAGCCGGTCAGCAGTCACTATCCCGGAGCGCTTCCGTACACGCGCCTGCACCTGTTCGACGGACTGCACGCCGCCCTGGATGACCTGCTGGGAGAACTTGGGCACAAGAATCTGTGCCCAGAGTTTTCCAACAGTGCTCCAAACCGACGCATACCCGCCGGATCCGTCCGGTGTTTTGGTTTCACGCATAAGCGTGACCCGATGCCGGAGCTTTCCCAGAACATTAAGTGCCATTCTGATCACCACTTTCCGGATATGCGCCAGACAGTTTAATGTGCGTCAGCATCGCCTGTACCGTGTGAGGCATCTCGATGATATTGGCTGTAGTTGCCATCCCGCGATTCTCATACCAATGCGCGATTAGCAGTTTCTCGCAAAGATCGTATATCTTTGAGCCTTCATCTGCTTTCCCGGTCGCGTTCGAGATGTACTCGGACGCGGCCTGGATCAGGGCAGATATTAAAGCATCGTCTTCCGTTACGTTGGATTCGACTTTAAGATATACCTTTGCTTCCTCCAACGTAATCATGATTATTCACCCTTAACCAGTTTTACCAGGCTGTGAGTGTCAACCGGTTTGCCGTCAACAACCATGATAGACTTACGGATGATGTCATCGGTATCATTATCCTCGTAGATCTTGATACCGATACTCAGGTTGGTGTTCAGCATGTAATCTTTCATGCGGAACAGGAAAGCGAAGCAATCACCTTTAGAAGCTGCAGCAAAGTTTGCTACATTGTCAGTCAGAATTACCTGACGGCCCAGCAGGTAGCGCTCCGGTGCGCCGTTAATGCCGTGGTCAACGCGGGCAATCGGATGACCCTGTTCGTCAACCATACCAACAAAGCCCATGAAGGTTTTCTTGGACATTACCCATACGGCGCCATTTTCATAAGCGGTGGGCAGTTCAGCTTCAGCATCGGTCAGTACATCATAGGACAGCGCGGTAACGGTCTTGGATACGCCGGCATTGCCATGCAGGATACCGGTCGGGCGGTCGGTGCCATCGCCACTAATAATAGCAGCTTCCAGAGCCGTGGCCATTGCTTCAACAATGTTGTTTACCAGAGCGGCTTCAAATGCGTCGATGGACATGTATTCTGCTTCCAGGGAAACAGATACAGCGCAGCGCAGTTTGAAATGACCGAACACGATAGAACCTGTGGTCTTTTTCTGCCGGTCGCTGCCAGCGCCTTCAGCTACCCAGGAGGCTACCGGTTTGGTGGCAGAGGTAGGAATTACTACGCCAGTCACATAATTGGTGCGGGTAACCAGAGGCAGGATATTGCCAAAGGTCTTCAGCTCTTCCACGATCCGATTCATGGTCGGAGTCGGGATAGCTGCACCAATGTCAGTGGTCAGAGTGTTTGCATCACCACGCAGCTCTGCGCCCATAACGCCGGTACGTACATAAGTCATGAAGGCCTTGCGGTATTCCATGGTAGCCAGCGGATCCACAACAGGTGCAGATGCTACAGGCTTCGGAATTGCGCGTGCTTCCGGAGTACCAGTTTCGCCTTCAACAATGTTGATGCCTTTAGCAACTTCTTCCCGGCGGCGCAGTTCGGTTTCTTCTGCTTCCAGTTCCTGCAGTTCTTTTTCCAGCGCGGCCAGGTCAACTTTGTCGGTGCCTTCCAGCGCTTTACGGATTTCCATCTTACGTGCTAAGATCTCTTTCAGTCTTTTGTTCATTTTCATTTCTCCTTTTCACAAATTGTTTTTAATAATTGGTTTTATATGATTGCCGCTCTCCAGCTTTTACTGCATTACCCTCCGGCGCAGCAGTGGCAATTAAACTCCGGCTCTCCAGCCGGAAAATTTACAGATACGTGCGAAGCAAAAGCTTTTTACGTTCTTCTGCTTCTTTGGCTTTGGCTTCCAGCTCCTGGAAGTATTCCGCACTGCGCCCTTCTACGGTGGAAATTTCCGTGCCATCATACGCCGGAAAATCAACAACGGCCACATCAAAGATTTTGTCAAACTTGAGGATGGTTCTGGTACAAATCTTTTCTTTATCGTCATATTCCACCTGCTGCTTCTCTACGGTAAAAGCAAAGGACATCTTATCCAGATCACCCCGGCGGATCAGTTCGTAAACATCTTTGCCGGTGCTGGTCTGCGCAATATCTGCCCGGATGGACAGCCCGTGTTCATCCGGGGCCAGCGTCAGCGTCTTGTTGCGGGTCCTGGCTAATACCATGGCGATATCCTGGTGGTTATATTTGAAGCACACATCACTCATGTCCGCGCCTTCAAACGCTTTCGGGTCTACTCTTTCATAATATTTATAGCCGCTGTAATCACTTTCCCAGATCAGCGTGGGCTCATTGAACACAGCCGCATAACCCTGTACCGTCAGCTTGCCTTCCTCATTGGCGCTGTTAAGCTGTGCGGATCTAATTTCCTTCTTGTGTTTCGTCATTGTTATCTCCTTCCTCACCCGTCTGATACTTCGACTGGTCAGATGCTTTGATAAAGTTCAGGCTGACGATCCGTTCGTCGCCATCCGGAACCGGCGCATACCCGAACAGCTCCCTGGCGTCATTGATCGTAAGGATGCCCGCCGGCAGCAGCTGCTTCGCAATGTTAATCTTGCTGGCCACCGAAATATAGTTCAGCCGGTTCGTCTCAAACATGACCTCATTCCCGAAGCCCTGCTCCCGTTTGGTGAACAGCGCCACCGTAAATGCCTGGCTAAGTTTCACGGCCAGTGGTTCGATTACGCTTTCATAAAATGCAATGAACTCGGATTCATCGTAAGTACCGTTAATCAGTTTTTCGGAAACCCCGAAATACTTATAGATGTTATCCCGGGCCAGCTCCATCTGGGCCGCATCAAACGTGGTATTATCCACATGCAGCTCCTTATAATCGCTGGTGTTGTCCATGGGAGCGATGCCGCTGCCGTTCTTCACGTCGCTGACAAAGTTACCCACGAACTCCTCGAAATGCCGTTTCATGTCTTCCGGGCGTAAAGTCTGCATGAACTTCACGATACCACGCAGCCGGCCGTAGTTTTTCACCACGTTCACGATAGAAGCCTTCACCGCCTTCAGCAGTGTCAGGTCTTCCACCAGTATCCTGGCTTCCGAATCCCCGAACATCTCGTCCCGGTTATAGTGCCGCCGGACGTGCACGATATCCTCATAAGGTACCGTGGTTTGCAGTCCCACACCAAATGTGAATTTCGCGTACAGCACGCCCTGACGGTCTTCGTACAAGCTCACCTGGGAAAAATCCAGCGGCCATAACGCCACCACGTCGGACATCAGGTCACGCTGGATGTAGACAAACAGGTTATTTGTCGTAAAATACTGGTTCACTAATTTTTCAATGAACTCCGCGCTGGTCATCAGCGGGTTAGGCTGAACCGATAACAGGTAATTTAACCTGTCATCCAGCACACGCGTAACCTTGCCCTCTCTTTTGACAATGTGGCGCGGATTTAATTTGCTTGCGTGTCGGGCAATGGTGTCCACGCAGGAGCGCACCGTCGCGTCATCATAAGCCGCGCCACTGAACGGCGTGTATTCATTACTGTACCCGTTCAGCATCCGCAACTGTGTCAGATTCTGTGGCGGCTGTTTCGGTTTCCCAAAAATCTTGGAAAACATATCCCTGATCTCCACGCGTTCACCTCCCCTAAATAATATTTTCGTAATCCCGCTCGAAGCGCTGCCAGGTCACGTACGCATCCAGCAGACTGGCGAAGCCGTCGATACGGCTCCGGCCTGCAGACTTACACGGCTGTATATTACCGTTCCGGTCTTCAAATACAGATGTGTTGGCCATGCACCACTTCAGTACCGGGTTGTTACCATAGTTCACTTTTTTCGCTGCCAAGTCAGCCTTCAGCGCCTTCATGGGCGCCGACAATGTCTGCACGCCCTGAGCCACCGGATCCAGGACCGGCTTGCCAAATGTTTCCTCCATCTCCTGGATGAAATATGTAGCGCTCCACCGGTCATAACCCAGCTTATATAAAAAGATGTCGTCTTCCCGCTGCACCTGCTGGAACCACTGCACCAGTAATCGGTAGTCAATTTTATTACCGGGCGACAGATCAATATATCCCTGCTGATGCCAAATGTCATAGGGAACGTTGTCTTCCTTGGTTCGCTGCTCGAACAGATCTTCCGGAATCCAGTATTTCTGTTTCACATAGATAATCGGATCCCCCGGAACCTGGAACAGGATGGTCGCGCAGGTCAAGTCTGTCGTCTGGGACAAATCCGCGCCTCCGATACCGTACCGCGGACGCAGCGCTTTAATATCGAACGTCGCTTCATTGTTGAGCTCTTCAAACGTGAAGAACGCCTGCGACGCCGTCTCGCGTATATCAAAATCCTTCGTCAGCAGGTTTTTAACCAGCATCGGATTGGCCTTCGCCCGCTGCACCTTATTGGCCAGCGTCTCTTTGTTCTTTATGGTGCCCAGCCCCGGATTAGCTTTTGTCCAGCAGGCTTCATCTGTCCACTCCGCCCGGTCATCCAGTTCGTAGACAATCGGCAGCACCGTCTCGTCATGATACCCTCCCGGGTCATCATATCCGTCAATGATCCGGCGGCACTCTTCATACTTCAGGTCGAAGATGTTATCCCGGACCGTGCCGGCAGTGGATGTGATAATGGACAGCGGCTGCACCCGAGCAGACATACCGTCGATAACCACGTCATACAGGTTCCGGTCTTTGATGGCATGCAGCTCATCTATCAGAGCGCCGTGCACGTTCAGGCCGTCCAGCTTCATGCTGTCACTGCCCAGCGGTTCAAACGTCCCATTATTAAACTTTGTCCGGATTTTTGATACCAGGCACTTGGCATGCTGCCGCAGATCCGGAGAGTGTTCAATCATCCGGACAGCTTCACTCCAGATGATTTTCGCCTGGTCCTTTTTGGTGGCCACCGAATAGATCTCCGGGCCGCCTTCGCCGTCCGCGACCAGCAGATACACACCCAACGCGGAGGCCAGCAACGATTTTCCGTTCTTACGGCCAATCATCAGGATCAGTTCCCGATATTGGCGGAGCCCGGTCTCTTTATCCTTGAACCCGAACAGGGCAGAAATCAATGCTTTTTGCCACAGCTCCAGGCGAACCGGCTGGCCGGCCCATTTACCTTTACTGTGGCAACAGAATTTTTCTATAAAGTCAATTACAAACAGCGCGTCCTTTTCACGGAACTCATACTTCAGATCCGGAGCATTCAGTTTGTTCACCAAATGTCGGAACGTACGCCGCACTTTATCAGAAACAACTACGTCCCCGGAAACGATGGCCGCGTAATACTCTTCTATGTAATTCATTTCCGGCTTTGCAGAAATTCGGCCAGATTATCCGCTGCCGGCTTCTGCCGTTCCTCCGGCAGACAGGAAAGCAGCGTCCGGACGACCTGCGTGTAGTTTTTGGCCATTGTGGAGTATGCCCGGCTGGCCGTCGACTCTTTTGTACCGAATTGGTTCTCCCCGTTCTGGTACTGCTCCACAAAGCCGACGCCCTTCAGCTCCTCTTCCAGTTTCCGGATATGGATTTCCATGTTTACGGCCATCTCGATTAACTTGTCCACCAATTTCAAAGTTCTATCCGGTATATCCTGGAAAATTTCCTGATATTCTTTTCGCCGTCTCTTTTTAATTGTTTCTTCCGATATTTTTCCCAAAATTTACACCTCCGTTTACTACACCCCCCTCCCGCACGACTTGTGTATCACACGAAGG